CCGAACAGCGTGGCGGCTGCCACGGTGCCCGTGCCCTTGGTAATCGCCGTGTCGAGAACACTGCCGCCGACGCCGCTCGTGAGGTCCTTCTTGTAAAGGACGACATCGTACGACGCCCACAACTGGCCGACCACAGTAGCACCAGCCGCGGGCGAACCCGCGGTAGCCACCTGGAAATTGCCCCAGTCGTAGTCCATGAGCGTGGCGCCCACCGGAACGCTGGTGAAGCGGTTGTACAGCACGCGAGGCCCTCGCTCCGCCCGGTCGCACTCGACCCCCATCTCGAGGTCGTACGACGTTCGGGTGGAACAAGCCCCTTCCGCGTTCTGCAGCTGCACCATCGTGGAATACGGCGGGTCGATCGGGTCGTAGTCGACGGCCAGGGCAACCGCGCCCAACGCCTGCGACGACCCGCCGCCGTACGCTGCACTAGTGGAAACGAAATCGAACACGAGTCCCAAGAACTCGTACTCCTCGAACGAATTGGCAATGGTCGACAACCACGGGAACGTGGCGGACATGCCGGGATTGATCGGGTACGAGTTGTTCGAAAAGACTCCGGCCGCCGCAGCCGAAACGTCTCCGATATACTCGCGATCCGTCACCCGGACGCCACGTCTCCCTTGCCTCGAAAAGTACGGGACGGTGGTTCCGGCCAACTCCGGCAACATCTTGCCCATCAAGGAGTTGACTCGGAGCTCATAGTCTCCGTGTCCGAGCAGCGACGCAACAGCGCCGCCGACTCGTGATCCCACTTCCGGCATCCCAGCAACGCTGCCAACAAACCGGCCCGCGTTCTGAAACCCCTTCCTCACCTTCACCTCCTTCTTCAGCGCTGCGAGTTCGCCTCTCAGCGCTCCAAGCTCCGAGTAGGGGACGATAGCCGTCTCACTCGACTCGCTCACGTAGTCTCCACGTCCTTTGACGCGTCGGGCCTTTGGTTGTTTCTTCTTCTTCTGTCCTCCGCTTGGGAGGACGTAGACGACTTGCCCCTGAGACTTGCGCGGCATTTGAAGCACGCGTAGACGATCAGGTGAAGAACTGCAACAATGAGGCCCACGATGCCGATAGCAACGAGGGGATCCGTGAGGCTGAAGCCGAGGCGGCAACCGTTGACAATGTTCGTCAAGTGTACTTTTCGAAAAGCATTGCATTCACAGGTCAACCTCCCCCAACCGCCGAATGATACGGCTCGTGATGACGCAGGGGATTCTCGTTACCGCCTGCAGCTCCTGACGAAAGAGCTCCTCGTCCTCACGGTCCAAGCCGTACCGACCCCGGATGAGAGCCCATGAGTCCTCATGAAGGACAGACATGTGCGCCGCGTGCGTGCGGTGATCTTCCTCACCGTCCGGGCGTCCACGCGGACGCTGCCCCGCAACCAAAGTGCGGAGCCGCTCCAATAACACGCGCAAAAACGGGACATGACACCCGTCAACCCAAAGGCTCGCGACGTCGGCCGCCAAGTTGGCCGAATTGGTGGTCTTCATGACGGACCCCAACTTCGCGATCGAGCGCCCGGGTTTCGGCGAAAGCTTGAGTTTGCGATCGTCGACCCACAGGAAGATTTTGGAAAAGAACTCGGCGTCCCACAGGTTGCGTGACATGTGCGGGTCGATGGTGATCCCGTACTTCACGAATGCCTGCTTGAGGGCCGCCTCGGCGCGGGAGTAGTCGTTGTCTCCCGCGAGCGGTAAGCCAAGGTGCTGAAGGTGCCGCGCATCTATGACGACGATCGAATCGTCGCCACCGAATGCCCCATCCCACGGCTCCCCCAACGGCACCCCGGCCACCGTCTCCTTGCCTGGTGCGAGATCGGCGAGGACGGCGTCATGCAAATCTGCGTTATACAGAGTGCCGCCGTCGGACGTATCGGGTGCGCCTGAGCACAACCCGTCGTCCGTTCGGTACTTCACGCCGTGAGCCGTTTGGCCCTCCGGTCGTGAATCGAGAGTGGCGGCGCGCACGCCGACTGGCACGTCGCTCCAGTAAAGAGCCGTGCCTTCCACCTCGCGAAACCCTTCTCCACAATGGGCGTCGTACCGATCCGCGTCGAGGAACAGGATGAGGGGATCTTGACACTTGGCGATGCCTTGTTGGACAAACTCGCCAATGGCCTCGTTGCTGCGGCTCGACGCAAACAACAGGCCCCCTCTTCCGTCCGCCGCCTTCTTCCACGCTTGAGTTGCCCACCACAACGAAGGCCCGACGTAAACCTCCAAGAGGTCGGTCAGCGCCTGAATGATGCGGGGGGTTTTGGCGTGCGCACCGCTGCCATCTACGGTGCCTAACGTCTTTTCCATCTTAAGAAAAGACGCCTTGAGAAATGCTCGGTGCTCCTCGAGCGTGTCCGAGCACAACCGGTGGGGATCAAGTCCCAAGCGCTTGCTCTCAACAAGCGCCTTCTCGAGCCGTTCGCGCTTACGCGGCGGTCGGCTTCGCATCCACTGCGAGACGAGGTTGGTCGGCCAATACACAACCATCTCTCGCAGCCAAGCGAATCTTGGCGAGACTTCCAGCCTCTCCTTGAGCGACGAGACGGCCGACTCGACGATGATGGGCACGGGTTTGAGAATCCTGCCACGCACACCGGCGAGTTCCGCCTCCACCGTCGGCTCGATGGCCAAAGGGAGAGTCGTCGTTGTTTGCACCCCCACGATCTCCGTGCGCGGGACCTCCACGCTCGGATGCGCCGGTGCGCGACGGGGCTTGACGACCAAATCCCCCGGGAGAAGGGGGCGGGTCGGCACGGGCGGGGGCAACTCGCGGTGACCTGGCAAGAGGGTCTCCGTTAGCGACGTTGGCTGCTCGACGCTCAGGGGTTGACCCCGAACGGCGAGACGAGTCCACGTCTGCCCCAATCCGTACAAATGTCGGTTACGCGTGCAAAGGGTCGCCAGGATGCAGATGTTCCCGATGACCCACAACACGCTAGACGCGACAAACAGGGCGTGGTGCTGCCATGGCACCGCGCCCAACAAGCCCGTGGCAACCAGCGCCACGATAGAGATGATGGCCATGGTCCAAGCCCCAAAAACATGTATGGGGCTCAGAGACACCGCCGCCCGGTGAAGCTGCCAAATAGGCCCGAAATGTCTCGCAACGGTGATCGCGGCGTCCGTCTCCTTACGAACGTTGAGCGTCATCGCCAAGAGCGCCGTCATGTACACGGCTTCGGAAAGCAACTCCGGGGGAGCTTGAATGCCGCGGTAGGCTCCTTCCGCG